TTGGGAAGTTTCTACTGAGTCTCTAGAAGACAATATTGAAGGAGGTGCTCTTGAAGACCATCTAGTTCGTTTGATGACAAATGCATTCGCAAATGACATTGAAGATCTAGCCATTAATGGTGATGGTTCAACAGGCAACTTCCTCTCAATCATGGAAGGTTTCGTACACAAAGTCACAGATGGTTCAGATGCTCACGAAGCAATCGTAACCGTTTCTGATGATGCGTGGACACCAGCTGTAATGCAGGATATTATTCTTGCAATGCCACGTAAGTATCGTGCAATTAAGAGCAATCTTAAGTTCTATGCAGGTACAGATGCGTTCCAGGGTATCGTTACAAACAACGGAACTCTTGCTGATGCAGTAGCAGAAGCAATTGCTGGAATGACTCCAGGCAGCACACAAGCTAACCGTCAGAACTATCTAGACGGAGTTGGACAGACACTTGGTGGAGCACGTACAACACGTGTTCTCGGTGTTGACGTTATGGAAGTACCTTACTACCCAGCAGATTATGTCGATTTGACATTCCCTGCAAACCGTGTTTGGGGCTTCCAGCGTGATATCACGGTAAACCGTGAGTACAAGCCAAAGAAGGATACAATTGAATACACAGTATTCGTCCGCTTCGGCCTACAATGGGAAGAGCTTGATGCAGTTGCTTACGCAGATGCAGCATCTGATTCCTAATAACTAAATAGCAGTACCGAAAAGGAGGGTAGCGTAAAAACTACCCTCCTTATTCACATTCTGATATAATAGCAGTGGAGGAATAATAATGTCAGTAGAATTAGTAGAAGATTTAAAAAAGAAAACAGTGCCACAATTAAAAGCATACGCAAAAAAAAATAACATAGATTTGTTTGGAGTAAGTACAAAGGTAGAAATATTAGAAGTAATTTTTTCCTTTATTCCAAGACCAGAACAAGTAGAAGCAATGAAGAAAAAAGATCAGCCAGTAGAGAAGGTTGCTCTTTATTCAATTAAAAATCTTCATTGGAATGGTGTGGGGGACCTTGAAAGAGGCTATAACATAGTATCTAAGGAGGATTCCGAAAAGTGGTTAGTTCGTAATGATGTTCGCATAGCGACACCAGACGAGGTAGCAAAATTTTACGGTAAAAAGAAGAAATGAATATACTAAGACTTCCACCATATCCATTATCAGTTACATATACCGTTCCAACAGCGTCAACTGATTATGTTGTTTTGATTAAAGATTCAGACAGAGATATTATTCGTGTTGAAGAAAATGTTGAATCCAACGCTAGCTCTATCATTACATTAGAGCTGCCAGAGTATTTTTCTAAATATGATGAATCATATCATCTTGAAATATATGAAGCTATCTATGTTACTGGGCAAACAGATCCAAATCTTGGAGACATAGTTGTTGAAGATAATTTAAATATTGAAAGACCATACATAAATCCAAGTACCCTTGGAACAACAGCAAGTGAAATAAAAGAGTATGAAGGATACGAGTCTCTTGCAAGAGCAATTATTGATACCGTAACTGGTGGATTTTATTATGAAACATCTTATATGGAAACAGTAGGACAGGGAACTGACTACATGCCTTTATGGGAAAAAGCATACAAGATTTTAAAAGTATATGAGAATGCAGAACTTGTATATGATGTAGATGATACAGATGGTCCAGCTCTCGGAGACTGGAATTATTTAATTACAAAAGATAAAAGCGCAATTACAAAAGATCCAGTTGCAGCAGTAGATGCTTTAAATAGATCAGAGCGCAAGCCAGCAAGAATGGCTCTAGCAGCATCTGACTCAATATTTATGTTTGATACAGAAGATAGCGGAAACACTCTAACTGTACAGCCTGGAGTTGTTTTTGGTCAGGGCGTTGATTATATATTCTTACTAGAAACAGGGTATAGAGTAGTGCCAATTGATATTCAAGATGCAACATCAATGTTGATTAATGATATTAAGTGTGGCAAACTTGATTATTATAAGAGATATGTATCAAGTTATTCTACAGATCAATACCGCCTTCAATTTGACAAGGGGTTATTTGAAGGAACTGGCAATCTTTTAGTTGATAAAATTCTAGACAAATATATAACAAACATTGGTAAACCAGGAGTTCTATAATGATAGACTCTTGCCTAGAGACAGATTTTTTATATCCGCTTAAGGCAGATGTATTTTATCCTATTGTTGATCAAGGTGCATATGGCAATGTTCAGAAAAAATGGGTACTTGATAGAGTAATAACTTGTAGCTTTGCACCAGTAGGAACTGCTGGACAAGAAGAAGTAAAACCAAATGCAAAGATTAACCTTGATGTAAATTTACTGGGCAGAACGAAAAATGATGTAAGAATTGGATCAAGCTATTCTAAAGAATCTATAACCAATGTAGTGATTACAAACATAAGAACACATTCAGAAACACCCGTATATTTGGAGACTGCTGGACCACGTTCTGGCCGATCTACTATTTTTGAAATAGCATCCAATGAACCAATTGTTGGTCCATTCGGAGAGGTAGAGTATTATAAACTTGTTGTTCGTAGATCAGAGAATCAGGCATCAGACCTATGATATCTGTTAAACTAAATCAAGCTAAATTTATTAGTGATATGAATAATGTTGTTCAGTATTCTCTTGGATTTTTAGACGGCATTAAAAAGGGTAAGAGTGTTTTTTTAAATTCTCTTGGTAGCGGTATAAAAGAAATACTTGAGATTTTTATTGATACAAATGCTAGATCAAATCCACAAGCTTTGCACCATATATATGAATGGTCAAGAACTGGTAGCCCAGATGCTAGATTATTTGATATTAACTACACTATTAGTAATCGTGGACTATCTTTTTATTCTTCTTTTAGACAATCTAATAGTATAAAAGAAGGATCTTCTGTTCCTTTTTATAATAAAGCAAAAATTATGGAAGATGGTATTCCAGTGGTTATTGCTCCTAAAAGATCTAGTGTTTTGGTGTTTGAAGAAAATGGAGAAACTGTATTTACAAAATCTCCAGTAGAGGTTTTAAATCCAGGTGGCGCACAAGTACAAGGTTCATTTGAAAGAACAGTTGATTTATTTTTTAGCAGGTATTTTACACAGGCATTTTTAAGAACAAGTGGAGTGGCAGAGTATTTTAAGAATCCAGTATCATATAAAAGAAATTTACAAAAAGGAAAATCTGGCGGTAGACAAGTTGGAATATCAACAGGTTATGCATGGATTACTAATGTAGGAGCAAGAATAAATGGCTAATGATACACCTTTAAATACCCCCGTACTATGGGTAAATAAATATTTACAATCAAAACTTTCTGATTTTGGATTTGCTAGTGTTCCGTTTTTTCCAACTGCTCCGTCTACAATTGATAATCTAACACAGTCATTTGCAGAAAATAACGGGGTAATGGCAACATATGACCGTATGTTTAAAATGAATAGAAAAAGCTTTCCACATATAAAGTGTGAGCAACTACTATATTATTTTTATGCTACTCAGGAAAATTCTATAACAAACATGATTCAAGTTACTGAAATTATATATAGGTTGCTAGATCGTTTTGATGAATCAGCAGAAGAGATAAATAGCTGGTGCTCAAATCGTAGGGTAGACCTAGGTGCAGATGGATTAATAGATAATATTTTCTATTTCCATAATTTCAGGGTATATCAACTAGAAGAAACCAGAGACATTATAGACTTTGGAACAGCCAGAACCTATGCTGGAAATAAGATTATTATTGAATTTGATTATCATCAAACCTCTCAAGACCCTGCAGTTGGCGACTCCATAACCTATGCGGGATGGAGGCCAGAAGCAAAACTTACTGGCGATGATAAAATAACCATATAAAAATCTGTTATAATTGTATTTGAGGAAACCCGCCAAAACTTAATATCTATCTATTGAAAGTAGAGGTGAAAAAATGGCATATACTCGTGGTACGTCCAACAATATTATCGTTGGTGCAGCGGCAATGTTCGTTGCAGATACAACCCTTACTCCAAGCTCATTGGAGACGTTCGTAGGATCTGAGTCTTTCAAGGAAACCCTTGCTGATGAAGCAGACTATACAAACGTAGGTTATACCATGAACGGTCTTGAACTACAGTTCCAACCAGACTTCGGAGAAGTACAGGTTGACCAAGTTCTTGACGTTGCTAAGCTATACAAGCAAGGTATGCAGGTAAATCTCGCAACAGCGTTTGCTGAGGCTACACTTGAAAACCTTCTATTGGCCCTTGCCTATTCTGACTCTCAACTATCTGGAACTAAATCAACATCTGCTGGAAGAACACTTAATCTTTCTGCAGGAGAAATTGGTGAGTGCCCAGTTGAGCGTGGAATTGTTGCAGTTGGACCAGGAACTGGTGATTGCGTAAACTCTGACTCCGTTGAGCGTGTTTACACAGCATATCGTGCTCTTTCTATTGAGAATGTAACAGTCTCGGCAAAGCGTGACGAAGCTTCAATGTTTGAAGTTTCATTCCGTCTCCTACCAGAAGATACTTCGGGATCTTATGGTAAGATCGTAGACCGTACATTTACTCCAGCTAGCTAATTAATTTTATCTAGTATCAAAGAGGCCCACCCTTCGGGGTGGGCTTTCTTATATGATAAAATAGTTAGGGGTATATCATGGCAACTGAAATATATAAAATACACAAGGTTAAGCTTTTTGACGGCACCGAGCTAGAGATATCTCCATTAAAAATAAAGTATCTTAGAGAAGTAATGGATACTTTTATGTATGTAAAAAATGTATCTAATGATGATGAGGCAATGCTTGTATTGCTAGAGTGCGTAAGAATAGCCATGAAACAGTATATGTCAGAAATATCAGAATCCGTCTCTGATATAGAGGATAATTTTGATTTACCAACGGTACATAAGATACTTGAACTTTCTTGCGGTATTAAAATAAATAGAGATTCATCTGAGTCAGTTAAAAGCCAAGCAGAAAGCAGCGACTCTGGAACTTCATGGGAAGATCTTGATTTAGCAAAATTAGAGTCTGAGATATTTTTACTGGGTGCATGGAAAGACTACGAGGATTTAGAAAAATCTTTATCTATGACAGAATTATTTACTACTCTTTCAAGCAAGAGAGAATTGGATTATGAAGAAAAGAAATTCTTGGCAGCCATTCAAGGGGTAGACCTAGATCAGCAAACAAACCCTGATCGGGGACAAAAAGAATGGGAAGACTTAAAGGCGAGGGTATTTAGTAAGGGCCAAGCTACAGATAGTAAAGATATTCTTTCATTACAAGGACAAAATGCTCAAAAATATGGATTTGGTATTGGCATGGGTCTTGATTATGAAGACCTTAGAGAATAGCGTTTTGTGCTATAATTAAGACAACCTATATTGGAGGAGAACAATGGCAACAATCGTGCATGAGGAAAATACTCTCACGCTTATAGATGGAACAGAAATAAAAGTCCGTCCTCTTAAAATCTCTCTTCTTCGTCCGTTTTTGAAGAAGTTTGAAGGAGTTGCGGCAGTGGCGGAAGATAATGAAAAATCCATGACACTACTAGTAGAATGTGCTCAAATTGCTATGAAGCAATATAAGCCAGAACTAGCAGATGATATGGCAAAGCTAGAAGAACTATTGGATTTGCCAACAGTTTATAAAATTGTTGAGGCAGCTTCGGGTGCAACAATGACTGCTCTAGCAAATTCATTTGATGCTTAATAATATAACTTAAAATGAGGTGAAATAATTGGCTGATGTAAATGCCGAAATTGGCGTAAATATAAATACGTCTAATGCATTGGCACAGCTAAAGGCTCTTCAAAGAGAAATAGCCAGATTTCATGCCTCAGTAGCAAAGAGCAGCGAAGCGGCTGCATTAGCTCAACGAGATCTGCAGAAGAATTTCCTGAATGGTGTAAATGCTATTCAGGGATTCTCTGCGGAACTTCGTACAGTTAAAACAACAGCAGAAAATTTTACAGATTCTCTAGAACGTAATAAATTTTCAATGCGGGAATACTTCAGGTATTCCATGGCATCTACAAAAACTTTTGGTAGACTTTTTAAATCAGAATTAGATACTGTAAATAAGGTTGCAGAAGAAGGCGTAAAGAGATTACAAACCCAGTATATTAAAATGGGTCGTGACGCAAATGGCGCTATGAAGGCCATTGCGGTAATGCCAACAAAATTAAACCTTAATGATTTTGCAACACAGACCCAGCTAGCAGCACAAAAGCAAGCAATATTTAATCAATTAATGAAGCAGGGTTCAACCAACCTTTTAAACTTTGGTAAAAATACACAGTGGGCTGGCCGTCAGCTCATGGTTGGTTTTACAATTCCTTTGATAGGTCTTGGAACAGCAGCATCTAGAACCTTTATGGATATGGAAACTGCTGCAATTAAATTTAAAAAGGTTTATGGAGATTTATTTACAGCAACAGAAGAAAGAGATCAAGCTCTTAAAGATATAGAAGAGCTTGGATCTAGATTTACTAAATATGGTATTGCGCTTGCAGATACTGTAGGATTAGCAGCAGAAGCTGCAGCAGCAGGTTTTAAAGGTATAGATTTACAAAGACAAGTAACTGAAGCAACAAGATTGCAAGTGCTTGGTCAGATTGATCAACAAAAAGCTTTAGAAACAACAATATCTTTACAGAATGCCTTTAGACTTTCATCTGCAGATTTAGCTGAATCTATTAACTTTTTAAACGCAGTTGAAAACCAAACAGTTGTTTCTCTTGATGATATTACAACTGCAATTCCAAAAGCAGCTCCTATTGTTCGTGAACTTGGCGGAGATGTTAAAGATCTAGCATTCTTCATGGCTGCTATGAAAGAAGGCGGTATTAATGCATCAGAAGGTGCTAACGCATTAAAGTCTGGTCTTGCATCTCTTATTAATCCGTCAGATAAAGCTAGAGCAATGCTCTCTGATTTTGGTATTGATATTGATGCTATTGTTAATAAGAATGCTGGAAATGTAAAACAAACAGTTGTAGACTTTGCTGTTGCCCTTGATGATCTTTCAAGTTTAAGTAGACAAAGAGCAATTGAGCAATTATTTGGTAAGTTCCAGCAAGCACGTCTATCTGCCTTATTTGATAACGTAATACGTGATGGAAATCAGGCATCACGAGTTCTTGATTTGGCGGGTACATCAACAGAAGAATTAGCAGCTTTAGCAGAACAAGAATTAGGAATTACTGCAAACTCTTCAATGAATAAATTTAGAAAGAGCGTGGAAGATCTTAAAGCAGCTCTTGTTCCTGTGGGACAATTATTCTTAGAAATTGTTACCCCATTCTTAGAAAATATTGGAAATATCCTTGATAAATTTAATGACTTATCGGCGGGTACAAAGAAAGTAATTGGTATATTAACAATAGGCCTAGGAGCAATTGCCCCAGTAGTATTAATGACTGTTGGTTTATTTGCTAACTTTGTTGCAAATGGTGTTAAAGGATTAATGCTATTAAGAAATGGATATTTAAGATTAACTGGTCAATCACAAATATTAAGCGAACAAACTAATTTCTTAACTGTTGAGCAACAACAAGCCTTGGCTGCTGCAGCATCTCTAGAACAATCACATATGAGACTACAACAAGTGTTCACTGGTGAGGCTGCTTCTGTAAGAGCTCTTATTGCAGAATATCAAAGAATGATTGCTGCTCAAAATATGGCAGCGACTAGATTCCCAGGAATGATGGTTCCAGGATTTAAGCCAAAAGGATATA